TCTCTACTATCAAAAGGAAGCCCTTTTGATTGAAGTAATGAATGCCACCCAAGGACTCCAAGACCTAAAGCTCTCTGACGTAAAGCAAAATTATATGCTTTTTCGAGGTAGAAGAAAGCTCGTTGCCCTTCGATAGTTCCATTGTGACGTAGTTCATCAATCTTAGAAATGAATTCAGTAACGACAGCATCAAGGAAGTAAACCATCATCTCAACAGCATCAGTATCCTTCCACTCTTCGTAGTGAAGCAAATTCATTGATGAAAGTACACAAACGAATGATTCTTCCTCAGAATTATGCAAAGCGATTTCAGAACAAAGGTTTGAATTATAAATTTTCATTCCTTTTTCCTGATAAACTTCAGGTGCTTTTTTATTCATTGTATCTGAGAACATGATGTAGGGATATCCAATCTCACCTCTACGTTGAATTACTTTAGCCCAAATTGCTCGCTTAGCTTTGTCTCCAGCAATCATTTCTTCCATGAACTGGTCTGTAACGGTTACAGCATGTGTTAAATCCTGAATTGGAAATCCTTCTGTACCAATTTCCAAAAACTCCATAATGTCTGGGTGTTCTACTGGAAGATATGGTGAGAACCTACCTCTACGAGTTGACCCCTGAGAGATGTTATCAACCACACTTTGAAACAAATTCATAAAATGTACTGCTCCAGGAGCATGTCCATTATCTGTGATTTCAGCCCCTCGGCCACGAATGTTACCAAAATAACCTGAGGTACCGCCACCCATTTTACTCATTTCACCAACTTCTGCTTGAGTATAAAGAATTGATTCAATGTTGTCACCAACGTTTGAACCAAAACAGCTCACTGGTAAGCCTCTCTTCTTTCCGAAGTTAGCCCACACAGGTGAAGATAGCGAATACCATCCTTTACCCATGTATTCATAAAATTTATCTGCAAAACCATCAATTCCGAGAAGCTTTTCAGCATGGTCTGCAATAGTTCTGATACGTTGTAGCGGTTCTTCACCTTCGCTAAGATATCCTCTGCGAAGAAATGTAATTGACTCTTCATTAATCCAGTCAAAGGGTTCTCTATTTTCCATATTATTATTGTTGTTTAATTAAAATAAATCGTTAAGTGTAATTGATTTTGACTTTTTGCTGTAGTTTATACTACGCTTGTTGAAAAAGTCTGTGTGTTTTGTTGTGAGAATTTCGTCATCAAACCACTCTGTTGTTTCCAAAAGTTTTGCATCTACTTCAAATACATTATCTATACCAATAGCATTTAAAGATAGGTTAAAACGGTGTTTAATAAATTCAATTGTCTGTTCTTTTGTTAGGAAATCCAAATCTCCTTTTTCGAAAATCCAATCCACGATTTCTGACTCAGCATAGAATGCGTCCTTAGTAGCTTCAATCAAATCATCAACCAACTCCGGTGTCCACCAACTTGGATTTTCTTTTTTGATGAGATTAACAATATCAAATCCAAATTCAGCGTGAATATTTTCCTCCTTAGAAGTTGCCTCAACAGCATTACTCATTCCTTTCAAAACATTTTTGTGTTTGTTGAAAGACATGATAACTAAGAATTGAGAGAACAAAGAAACATTCTCAACGAACATTGAAAACAACACAACAGATTCAAAGTAGTCTTGGTTATCAATAGCTTTGGTATTCGAAATTGCTTTTTCCAAATATTTTATTCTACGGCGGATTGCCGGAACTTCCAAAAGATTTTCAAATTCACTATTCAAACCCAATAATTGAATAAGGTGAGAATATGCGTCTGCATGACGAACTTCAGACTCTGCAAAGGTTGCTCCTACACTTCCAATCTCTGGTTTAGGTAGTTTTTTATAGATATCACCCCAAAATGTTTTTACCGCAATCTCAATCTGTGAAATTGCTAACATCGCACGTTGCACAGCTGATTGTTCTTTTTCACTCAAGTGTACTTTGAAGTCTTGAATGTCCGAGGTAAAATTGAACTCGGTATGAACCCAGTAAGAGTGTCTTATAGCGTCAACATACTCAACCAAGTTTGGATACTCGTAAGGCTTCAAATTAACTCGCTTGATGAATATATTTGGTTGATGCTTTGAGCGATAAATAATATACTCTTTAGCTACGTCGTTTAAACCATTATCCATTAGTTTGTTCTCCACCATATCATGGATTTCATCCACATGAGGGACACTAATCTTATTGTTCCTAAAGATACCTTTCTTTGTTATTCTTGCAATCTTTTCAGCCATTTCTTGGTCGACTTTACCAACCGATTGCATAGCCTTTAAGATAGCGTTCATAATTTTATTTTCCTCGAAAGGGACTTTATCACCACTTCGTTTGATAACGTAACGTAGCTCATTAGAGGGTTGAATGTCTGTTGTATTCATTGTTTTTAGTTTTGGTTTTATAATGGCATATAAAATTATGTATTTGGATTAAACCAAATTATTTGGTTGCTCCCTCTGTTTTCTCTTTTCCATCAACTCTTTAACTCGGTCACTTTTCTTTTGTTCTTGTTGTTCTTCAAATCCTAAGAAAGTAACTGAAGATTCCGTGTCAATGATAATAAGCTCATTGTCAAACTTACAATTCTCAAACACCACACCGTCTTGTCCAAGACGAGATTTGGTGATTGCTATTGTTGCTAACTTCATTTCTTTTTGTTGAAGTGTTTTTGCAACTGAAATGATTACGTGACCCACTTGAGCTTTTTTGATAGAACCGCCCATTTGGTCAGTTGTTACAACTTCAGAGGAAATCGAAGACCGATTACCTTGTGTTGCAGTCCAACCCGCAATTCCAAGCTCGTGACACATAGCTTCAAAGTGACGCATAACAGAACCTTCTGCTTTCCACTCATCATTTTTTGTATTGTCGGGAACCACACAATCGATATAATCCAAAGTTATCATATCAATCTTAGTTCCATCTGCAATCATTTTGCGTACCTGGTTTTTGATTTGGGACATGGTCATGGTGTCTGAAGGCAATTTTTTCAGAATAAGTTTGTTTTCCATAGTATTCTGAATTTCCTTTACCTTGTCCATAACCTCGTCTTTTCTCATAGACAAGTTATCCGGTTCAATACCCGTCCAAATCGTGAAGTGCTTACGCTGAATTATCTTTGGGTTATCCTCAAAGAAAATCTGTAGAACATTGTAACCCATGCTAAATGCGGTATTTGCAATTTTAGTCATGAGAGTTGTTTTACCAACACCCGTTGGTGCTAATACAACACCGATTTCACCTTTGGCTAATCCACCTTTCAGCAGTCTGTCGATACCATCAATACCCATAGGAATAGGGTGTCGATAATCATCATTCAAAACATCATCAAGACCATTAAATACATCTAATGTACCTGTCTCTCTTTCACCCACCTGTAAGGCTTCTCGAACCATACTCTCAACCTGGTCATACGACTCGAAATCACCATTTGTGATGATTTTTTGTGCTTTGTCCATTGCCTTCTGAAGCTCTTGTTGTTTACAGAATTTGAGAGCTTTTTCTTGAACAAAAACACTACCATCAAATGGAGCATCTTGTATTTGCTTGATTGTATCGATTACTATTTTCAGAGCAAGTTCTTGACTTATTTCTGCCTTAGCAATTTGCTCAAGAGTTTCAAAATTAGGTGTAGTTTGATATTTTGCATGGTACTCCTTCACCATTTGAACAACAAGTTTGAAATACTTGTTGTCAAAGTATGAAGCCTCTAAAACATCAACAATCGACTGGGCGAATTCTTTATCTAAGATGAGTTGGTTTAATAGTTGGAGTTGAAAAGTGTTTCCTAGATAATCAAAATTCTTCGTCATAAATCTGCAGTGTATTCAGTAAATATTACCGAGATAGGTCGTAGTCCATGTACTCATAAGACAAATCTTCTGTTGAAAAAGTGTCAGTCAGTCCTTTCAAAATATTTTTCAAGCTGGGACGCACGTCTACCGTGTATCTTACTTTTGGAGGGTATAATTTTGCATCGAAAATTCGGTGAAAAATAATTTCGTCTGCCATTTTGACATACATGTGAAAGTTCTCTGGACCATCTGTGTTTGAGGTATTCAAGATTTCCTGGTCAAGATAAATCGCTTCTTGGTTGTCCATCATGTACATGACAGTTTTCATCTTCAAATCATTTACCAAATCTTCCTCGACTTGTTTCATGAAGTAAGCCAAGTCATATGAGCGACCAGCTTGCGAATTAAAGTTACGAACGTTGAAGAATCGTTGCACAACAATATTATCATTGAGTGTCAACAAAAATTCCATTTTGATAAGAGTTTCTTCTTTCATTTTAATTTATTTTAGATTGATTAAATTGTCTTTTTTCTTTTCTTGTTAATTTTAAAAAGGGTTTTAAAAACTCGACGAAAGCTTCATCGGTTTTTGGTAGATATTTGAAGAACCCATCTTCCATCATCATCATTATTATTGTCTTTCTCTCTCTCCCTTCTGGGTCTAGAGATTCCAAATAATATTGCTGAACAACTTCTTTAGCTTCTTCAGTAATCAGTGGATTAGTTAAATCCATGATTTTTTGATTGATTACGTAGAATTCATTTCCTAATTCACCATCTTTTGTTAAACCATTTAAAATATTTTTTAAAACTTTTTGTTTTGGATTTTCTTCAACTAAGGTTTTTGTTCTTGTTAAAATATCCGAAACTAAAGTGATATTTTCAAGTACCTCAGGGTAAATTTTAAAAAAAGTTTTTTCTCCAAGACGACTGATTCCTTGGATATTATCACTTTGGTCTCCTAAAAAAATTTTTGCTGTTAGGATATTTCGATGAGGAATGTAATAGTCACCAAACTTAACTAAATCACCATTGGAATATGTGAATTTTTGTAAAGGAGAATATAATGAAGTTTTTTCATCGATTAATTGCAATAAATCTTTGTCTGAAGAAAAAATTGTTTTAATTTCCTCTGTTGCAATACTACAATAGTATGCAATCAAGTCATCAGACTCATTGTTCTCCAATTCAATTTGACGAACAAAAATCTCTTCTAGGTATTGTTTTACACGGTACTTTTGAGAATAATATGACTCGAGTTTTTCGTCTGTCATATTATTTTTTCTGTTTAACTTGTAGGCAGGATATAACTCACGTCTAGTGCTGGAGTTATGTTTTCCGTCCCAAAAAACCACAATCTTGTCGTATTCATTGTCCAACAATTGTTTCCTGAGAGTGTTGAGAAAGTGGAAGATTCCACCGATGTGGTTCCCCTCAACAAACAAGTCTCGGACTCCATGGAATCCAATTTTAAATAAGTTATCCCCATCAACTAATAGAGTTTTCAATTAATTTTTTTTAATTTGTTCTACAAAAAGAAAATGACTGATTAAGCCGGAACTTAACCAGTTCATTTTCATAATAAACGTTTCTCTGAACAATTTAAAGCGCCTCAGGGTCTCTTTCCTCTGTCAAAGTAAAATCACCATCACTACCGATGATTTCCTTCCAATAATCGGAGTATTCTTTCTTATACGTCTCGATTGAAGCTTTCTCTTCTGCCGTATCTTTACCAGCCAAGAAACCATGTGGTGTTACAATAATTTTTCCATCTTCATAACCCAAACCATTAATGTGATTTTTCATCACAGAAACTTTTGTTCTTGAAGCAAATTTTACCGTTCGCTTATCTTTAGTTGCGGTAATTTTCGTAGTTCCAGCACCTTTTTGGTTTCCAAACAAAAATACTAATGATGAGTTGAGCCAAACAGCTTCACCACCTTTAGCTTTAATTTTTGGTTGTCCATAAGGATTATCAGGAAGTTCAACCCAAGGTTGATTCACGATAATCAATGAGTTTTCAAAATTTGATTCTGCTTTACGAGAGCCAGAAATTCGTTGGTTAATTCCCATTCCAATTTTATCTGCAAGAGTGGCAGCATTATGTTGTTTACCACCTTTACCTTCAAAAGTCATCTTGGAAGGAACTGAACCGATTGAATCCCAAAGAAAACACAAACTGTACTCTAGTTCTCCTTTTTCTTGAGCATCTAACAAATCATTAATGTAATCAGTAATTTGCTCAATGTAGTCAAAATTGTTATTGAAAATAAAAAAGCCATCCCAATCAATTTCTCCAGTTTCTGGGTCCACAACTTCTTCACACTGGAAACCCATAAGGCGGGCGTG